CACCAACTGCTGTGTTATCTGCGCCAGTAGTATTAGCACCAAGCGTATCGGCACCGATTGCGGTATTAACTCCAGTCGTATTAGAATCCAACGCTCTAAAGCCAACAGCCGTATTGTATGACCCTGTAGTATTTGCGTAGAGCGCACGGCGACCAAGGGCAGTGTTGTAGTTACCTGTAGTGTTTAAAAGTAGAGCCTGATAACCCAACGCCACATGAGCTGTACCAGTAGTATTTGTATACCCAGCCTGATACCCAACAACAGTGTTTTCGGATGCGGTGGTGTTAAAGAACAATGAATACCTACCAATAGCCACGTTGTTTGAGGCTGTCGTGCTATACACCATCGTGCCACTACCGACAGTGGTGTTGTAGTTTCCAGTGGTAATATTAACTTGAGCATCATCACCAATCGCTACGTTGCCTGTACCCGTGGTATTATCTAATAATGCTTGATAGCCAACAGCCGTGTTTTGTGCGGCAGTTGTGTTAGAGTAAGCCGCTTTATATCCAACGGCTGTATTTTTGGAGGCGGTGGTGTTGGAGATAAGCGCACTTCTACCTACTGCTACATTGTAAGTTCCAGATGTGTTAGAACCTAAAGAAGCTGCACCCACAGCAACATTTTCTGCACCTGTTGTGTTGGCATACCCCGCCTGATATCCCACGGCAGTGTTAAGGCTGGCGGTGGTGTTGGATTTTAGTGCATCATTACCAAGTGCAACATTGTAGTTTCCAGTAGTATTTGATGCAAGTGCGCCAGAATTAGAACCAATGCCAATGTTTTGTATGCCAGTAGTGTTTGCACCTACTGCCGCATATCCAATCCCAATATTGTTGGTTCCAGAAGTATTCGCATCTAATGCTTGATAGCCAAATGCTATGTTCTCACTGCCTGTAGTATTTGCATAAAGAGCCTGATACCCCACAGCAGTGTTGTTGCTGGCGGTGGTGTTGGAGGTAAGAGATTGCATACCAAAAGCGGTATTGTTAGTCCCAGTAGTATTAGAAGCCGCAGCCGCATGACCAACCGCTGTGTTATTAGATGCCGTAGTATTTGCACTTAGAGCAGAGCGACCAACCGCTACGTTAAAACTACCTGTCGTGTTGGCATCTAAAGCTAAACTACCAAACGCATCGTTACTTACACCTGTAGTGTTTGCCAATAAAGCGTTTGCGCCAATCGCTGTATTTCTATCGCCAGTAGTGTTGCTATACCCAGCCTGATACCCAACAGCAGTGTTGTTGGAGGCGGTGGTGTTGGAAGCTAACGCACTATGCCCAACACCTGTATTATTACCACCTGTGCTATTTGCTGATACAGACAGCCTACCAAGTGCAGTGTTGTTGTTTCCCGTTGTATTGGCGTCCAATGCGGCCTGACCAAACGCTGCGTTTTGTGTTCCTGTCGTATTGGCAGTCATTGCCAAAGAACCTACAGCAGTATTATTGTCACCACTCAGTGACCCATCATCTAGTGCAGCATCACCCAACGCCACGTTGCCTGTACCAACAGGATAATTCCCATCCAGCTTGATCGTGCCGCCATCAACTGACAGGTTGCCGCCAATTGTTAGACCCGTCAACGTGCCAAGGCTCGTCACATTTGCCTGCGCCGCAGTTGCCAGCGTACCAGTAATGCTTGTGTTGGCTGTCAGTGTTGTAAACGTACCCGCCGCGGCCGTTGTTCCGCCAATGACGGATCCGTTGATCGTCACCCCATCCAGCGTTCCGGAGTTAATATCAATGCCAGTGACCGGGGTCGTGCCGTCAAGCAGATCATCCAGGTTATCAAAGTTGGTATTGATTTTTTCGCCCCAGGTATCCTCTGACGCGCCGACTTCCGGCTTAGTTAAGCCATATGTGGTGGTGGTGGTATCTGCCATTGCTCAACTCCTTAGTGTACGCCAAGGCGCAGTCTTCCGTCGATGTGAGGGGAAAACGAGCCGCCCCAGCCCGTTGTGCAAATTATCTCACAAAGCGTCGGATCCGCCAAAAATTCATGCTACGCGGCCTCGCTCCAGGTGTCGCTGGCCGGGGTGCCGTCAGTCCAGGTATCAGTGACCGCGCCGACGTCGGTCCACGTCTCCGTTGTATCCGCGGTGGGTTCCCATTTCTCAATAGCGTTCGCCGTGAATGTCGCCGCGGTAAAAATCGCCACGCTGTTGTCATCGACGCGCACCGCAAACGCAGACACGGACGACGCCAGCGTGACTAACAGTGATACGTTATTTACAACTGCCGCGACTGCCGCGACTGTCAACGCAGGCTCAATCGTAGGCGCGGCGTCAACAACAGTCACAAACGACGCGGATCCACTCAACGCCGCCGCCGGGGTGGCGTCACCCTCACGGACGCGCTGCGCTGCCGCTGTAGATGTCGCGCTGGCCGCAGTTGTGGCGTCGCCCTCACGCACCCGCTGAGCGTCGCAGGAGCTGGTTGTGCTAGATGATGTTGTCGCGGCGCTTTCTCGCACTCTCTGGGCGTCTGAGGCAGTCGTGGACACCGTCGCCGGGATAGACGCCGCCAGGCGCACCCGGACAACGGCGGATGCCGTCGTGGTCACGCCAACAACAACCCCGGCACCCTCCTTGAACACGCCGTCCACACCGTAAGCCTCGACACCAAAGGTGCCAGTGCCAAACCCGGTGCGGTAGGTCGTGTCAGCCATTAGTCTAGGGTCACGTCAAGGTCGCCGTCAGGGACGCGGAACACGTCGCCAGTCTCGATGACTTTGCTTGTGCTCAACGCCGCGTATGCAATCAGGTTGCCGCCGGATGACGCGTCGTAAACGCCGACGTGTGACACCGTACCGTAGTTCGCAGTTGCAGTCGGAAACTCAATCGCGGCAGAATTCGACGCGGTATTGCCGGAAACCGTGAACGTCGCCGATTGACGCGCGTATGCGGTGCCGGAGGTGCTGACCTCGGTGCCACTAGCGTCTTCCGCTGGGTTGGACGTAAACAACGCCAAGTACCAGGCTGTGGGCCGGGTCACGGACGTCGTAGTGAAAACGTAATTTAATACGTGTGTTTCGTAGGTGTTTGAAAAGCTCATATTAGTACGCCTTTATCTTCATGCGACGGCCAGACCCGCCGAACTTGGTTGCTTCGCTTTCGCGGTTGATTGAGGCAATCGCCTGCTCGTAAAGCGCCGCCCAAAGTTGCAGCCGCGCGTCATCCTTCAAGTAAGGCGCTGAGTGCACCAAGGATCCGTATAGGTATGCGTCAGGGAAATACTGCAACAGCCAATTCGACGTGTTGCTGTCGCTCAACGCCGAGATCCGCTTGTAGTAGTACAGCTCAGTCGTGTACGTGCCGTCCGGGGTGGGGTACACCTCGATTTCGCCAGCCGTCAGCGCGTAGTACGCGGGCTTGCCCGAGGTATCCAAATTTTCGTACCGACGTCGCAGCATCTCAGCCTGGCTGATCAGCTCAAGCGGACGCAAGTTGCCCGACGTGACGTGAAACGTGATGACCTCCAGGAAATCAGCCGGGATGGCGCTGTATTGCGTGTCGATTTCCGCAGTCGCGCGGCCCTCCATCCGCCAGTGACGCACCTTGCGGGACAAGTCAGCCTCCGCCAGCGTGATAAAGTCCGGCGCGACGGTATCTAGGTCATCCCGGTTGAGAAAATCAGTGATCGAGCTTTTTAGCTCCGCGTATGTAGTGATCGCCATTAGTTACCTCGGCTTTCGAGGTATTTTGCTACCTCATTAAATAAGGCGGACTGGTTTCGCTTGGGCGGGCGAGGGGCCATAAAGTCATCAATCGCAAACGTGGCCCGAGACGCGGCGTTCCCGGCGTTGCGCATAGCGTTTGGCAGGGCGCGCGCCCCGCGGAACGCTTGCTTGGCAAAGGGTGCCAACGTCAACGCGGCGTCGGCGACGCCCATCGCGGCCATGCCAGCGTTTTTCGCCATACCCATGTAATCACCCTCGCGATACGCGTCGGGTACATCCGCGGCTGCCCGGTAGGCATCTTCAAAGCCAATCATGGTGCCCACGCCGGGTGAGAAGCTCGCCGCGTTTGCCGCAGCGGTCGCCAGGTCAGGGTTGCCCGTCTGCCGCAAGGTTTTGTAGAAAATTTCGTTCATGATCGCGTTGTCGGTGTTCGCTTGATCCATCGCTGCCTGCAACACGTCGTCGCTGTATTTGTAGCCAGGCTCAACGGTGCGGCCACGATTTCGGCCACGCGCGTTGGGGGCAGGGGTGCGCGGCGTGTTCATCTCATACGCCTCGTTGCCCACGGCGACGGCGTTCGAGTAATCGTTGCGCAGCTTCTCGCTTTGGCGTTGCGTTTGGTTTTTCTTTAGCCCGGCAACCTTGTTGCGGATCCGTTCCTCTGGGGTCATCGCACGCTCTCCAGGTATCTCATGATTTCCATTTCGCTGGGCATCTCAGACGCCTGCGCCTGGCCTCCGCTGCCCGCCATACCAAGCACGCCCAACGGCGCCGCGGCTGGAACCGCCAGCAAACCCTTGTTCATGATAAAGTCGTACAGCACCTGTTCGCGGGTTTGGCCGCGCTTTTTCGCCTGGATGTCCGCGCGATCACGAATGGCACCCATAAACGTGGTTTGGCTGGTGGGGTCGACGCCAGTCTTGCGTGCCGCGCCCATCCACAGCGCCGCCTGGACTTGCGGACCCGTCAATCCAAGCTCCTGGCCCAGCTCAAACATAAAGTCTTCCATCGCGCCGTATTCGTTGTCGTTTGGTTTCTGCGACCAGACGACCGGGTTGTCCTTGATCGCCTCCATTGGCACGACGCCATCCTTGACGGCCGCTTTAGGGTTGAACGCGGGCTTGCCCATTTTGTTTGTAGAAAAGTATTTCTTGGCTGCCGGGTATTTGCTCAAGATTTCGTCGGCAAAATCCTGGCCAACCTCAGTACCCGCGACTGCCAACCAATCAGGGTCCATCGAGGCCATGCCGAAATAACGCGTAAAGTGCAGATCCGCCGCAATGTTTTTCTCGGATCCCTTCAGTGATTGTGTGAAACCCTTTGGTTTGGGGTTGTCGACCATGGATGACTTTGTGCCGGACACCCCAGGCTCGGCGCTTGCGTCCCATTGGCCCTGCACCTGACGTCCGGCGATCATTTCCTGCAAGCCCGCGGTTTTATGGCCGTAACCCTTTTCGCGCCCCTTGGCCAACGCACGGCCGTCCGCCAGTGTTTCTAGGTTTTGCAGTTGCTCCATGTACTCCGGGTCGGTGTACATACGATTTCGTACTGCCGACGCGTTGCCGATGTTTGGCGGAACCTTGGATCCGGGAGACGTCGCGCCAACCAGGTCAAGAAACTCAGACCACTGCCTGGTCCCTTCCTCTTCGCCGTACCCGGCAACAAACCAGTCGCGCAGCTCCTCGGTGTTGTACCAATCCTCGCCGACCTCTAGGCCAGCCTCGATGCTGCTCAGCATGTCCTGGCGCATGGGGTTGCTGGGGTCACGCAGCGCAGTCAGTGATTTCTCCAGGCGTGGCGGCAATTTGGTCGGCTTGTAGCGCATAAACGTAAAATCCGAGCGATTAGGCGCGACGCCGCGATAACGAGGATCGCTGCCTGGTGCCTTGCCCACCATGCCCAATAACGTGTCGACGCCTAAATCAATTTTACCCATGTTATCTCTTCACGCTCTTCTTACCGCTACAGCCCCACGCCTTGCGCCGGACCCGTACCTTTGGGGTACGCTTTTGACTTACTGTGCGCGCGCAATACGCATCCCCACGCTTGGTGCCAGGCCGGGAGATCCGCTTGTGCGTTTTCCCGTCGCTGTCCTTGTAGGTTGTGCCGTCGGCGTACTTTTTAGACGCGGGCACCTTCTTGCGCTTCGTTGGCATTACTTTTTCTTGCCGCCGCCTTTTTTCTTACCCTTGTGGTATGGCATCACTTTTTCCTCTTACTCTTCGACTTTGGTTTCGCTTTTGGTTTTGCGCTCTCGCGTAACGCCTTTGCGGTGGGGGCACCCTTTTCGCCAGGCTTGCGCATGCGCTCGCCGGATCCGGCTTTGATGCGCTTGCGTTTGGCGTGGATGTTGTCCCACAGTCCCTTCTTGGGTTTACTTGCCATACTTTTTACCGAGACACTGCCCGGCACGCTTGCAAGCCGCGGGGGTGGGGCAACCCTTGCATGGTTTCATCGCCATAATGACCTCCAAAATGTGTTAGGAAAATATTACCACAGCGCCCGTAAACGCCCAAAATTACGCGATGCATGTACTTTGTGTACTTTGTGTAGGTTCCCGGAAAATTATTGGATCTTTTAGTTTTTACCCGCGTTATTTAATTAATTTTCAGCTTAACGTGCAGAAAGTGAACAAAGTACATTACGCGATGCCCTGCATCCCGCGGCGCAACTCACCCCGCCAAGACTTAAACACCCCAGACTGCGCGGTGGCCGCACTCGACGCCATCGTCAAGCACAACGCGTCCGCCAAGTCGGGCGACCCCACGCCGCGCCTGCGCATCTCATCCTTACTCTCGGCCTTCATCTTGCCGGACGAGGTAAAGCTGTAGCGTATCGCCGTCAGCTCCGCCTGCAATTGGTCGTCCTTCGGCAGCTTGCACGAGCGATCCTCCAGCCAAGCCTTGCATTTGAACCACAGCTCCGACCGCAAGTTCATGTAGGTGTCGCCCATGGACGGGCTTTCCGCCACGTTAATGCCGCGCACAGGTAAATCCAGCTCACGCAAACGATCCACCACGCCGGACCCCACGCCGATGCTGTCCACCAGTATTTCCACGGGACGCCTGGACGGCTCCAGCGCCTCATACTCGGCGACCACGCGACCCGTGGTCTGCATCAAGTCCAACCCGCGCCAGGAGCGCAACTCAGTCACCACCGGGCCTTGCCGCTTGCACAACGCAGTCGCATCAGATCCAAACCGGGCGACATCCAAGCCCCACACGACGTCCGTCTCGTCCGACACCACAATATCCCGATGCTGCGCCGCCTCCACCAAGTGAAACGGAATGATCGTGTTATCGTCCGACAACGGAAACTGCCCCAGCACACGCACCCGAAACGCGTTGCTCTCCTCGCCGTAGCGCAGGCGCATCTCATCGACAAACTCATTGCTCACCAGCGGGCTATCCTCGCAGCTCCACGTCCGGGTCCACCAAGAATTCGCCATCCGGTTGTGGCTCTCGAAAAACGTGCCGCTGGACCGGGTGGGGTTCGACAGCATCAACGTCGTCGCGTTGTGGCCCGACATAGACCCAGCCGCAGCCTCAAACACCTGTTCCGGCACGCCGGACGCCTCGTCGACAATCAGCAACACGTTGTCCGAGTGCACCCCGGCCAGGGCTTCCGGCGTCTCCGCACGAGCGGTCCTGCAAGAGATGAAAGCCTCCGCCGGGGCACGCAAAAGCTCGACGCGGTCAGATTTCACGTTCAACAGCTCCTGCAATTCCTTGGGCAACTCATTGATCCACCGCTTCAACTCAGCAAACATCGCGTCAAACAACTGGCTGGACGTCGGCGCCGTCACAACGACCTTCACCGGGTATCGCAACAACAAAAACCACAGCATCGCCCAGGACGCCGTCGTCGATTTACCCGTGCCGTGCCCGGATTTCACAGACATCTTACGCTCGCCCTGCGCCAGTGCCTCCAAGAATTCACGCTGGTACTCATACGGATCCGCGCCCAGCATCTCACGCACAAAACGCACCGGGTCGTCGTAATACGCCGCCGTGAACTCCTCCATGAAGTTATTCGTCATGGTCAATCACCTTCGCGTCGCGTACGGTATCACGTACGGTCTTCATCTTCTTCAGGGCGTCCAAGTGCATGTCGCCCAGGTTCAACGTGACGTGCGTCTGCGCCTGCTGGGAGCCGTACCGCTGTTGGTTCCACGCCTGCGCGATAAACCGATGCTGCGCGGCCTCCTCCTTCGCTATACTCACGTCCAACGCCGACAACTCAGAGGCGCGCGTCCCGGGGGCCGCCAGCTCACGCTCATGCTTACGCTCGGCCCGCAGGCGGCGCATGATCTCAAACCCAGCCTCCGCATGCGCATCCGCAGCATCCGCTCGTGCGGCCTCAAGTGCGGCGCTGTACTCGGGGTGGTCCTTCAGGATCCGATGAAGGTATCCGCGGTGCAAGTTTAGCTCACCCGCAAGCTGCGTGATGGTGCCGCCCGACAAAAGATAATCGGTGAGGTATTGCACGCCGCCGCTCTTCTCGATGGACGCGAGTGCCGCCTTGCGTTTGGGTCGTCCTGCCATAGTTTTTCTCCGTTGCGGTTAGTTTACGATAGGGGGGTGCCGGGGGGCAAAATTTGGGGGGAACGTGTGTGTGGTCTTGCACAAGCACTACCCCCGGGTCGGCCGGGGGCGGGGGGGGGTATTTTGCGCATTTTCCGCGATAATTTAACATAATAGATGTTATGTGTCGTTCCAAAATCGCGTAACCTATTGATATTGCTACGGTTTGACGTGAGCGCATAACTAAACGTGAAATTATCGGTGTTTCTGCGAGTGCGACATCTATGCGCCACATGCATACCAAAGCCGTTTCTCGCGCGCGTACGCGAGGCTGTCGTTAGTGTGCTGTAGCGCGAAAAGAGGCGACGCTTAGCCAGTGTAAGGGAGGAGAACCAAGCGCCGCCAGTTGGAGCATCCACAGGGAGAGATGGTAAACTCCAGGCTGGACCTAACAGTACCCGCGTCAGATCCAGTGAGGCAAACATAGAGAGACGTCTATGCATCACCACAGTATCCCATCTATTCATCCCAATCAAAAATCTGTGCATCCTCGCCCGCCAAGCGATACGCGATCACCAGGTAGTTTATCTGATCAATGATGCTGTCCTCGTGAAACCCGTTATCGTCCACCCGCGCAGCTTTCAGCTCCGACATCATCCGCGCAACGTCGTACGCCGTCAGAGTGGCCCCTGGAGCGAGCTTGCCGCGCAGCACGCTGTTCCACCTGTCGCAGATCGTTTGGTGCATCTGTGAGGCGTCACCGTAGCTCCCCTCGCGTTCTTTCAGGATCCCCGCGGCCTTACCTAAGATCGTCTCGTAATTCATCTTTCGTCCTCGCTTTGTATTTTGCATATCCGTTGTTGCTGATCACCTTGACGTAATCCCGGTCGATCAGACCGAGCAGCGTCTTGCGTATCTCATCGAGTTCCTCATCCATTGCCCCGGCGAGATCCTCGGCAGTCATCGTGCCTTGCTCCCGCATGAACGTCAGGACGTGCAGCTCGTATTTCGTGAGAGGCTCCCGCCATACCCTGCGCCGCTTGTCGTCGGGCAGTGCAGCCCTCAACCCCAGCTCGGCGCGTCGCCGCTCGAATTCCATCATGCGCTGTCTGAGTAGTTCCTCATCCATGGCGCAACTCCCACTGCCTGCGCAGGATTGCGTCGCGTTGCCATTGGCTCCATTTCTTCAAGTGAGGTGCGCGGAGATGCTTGCGTCTATTTGCGACGGCTTCCAACTCCTCCAAGGAGGTGATCTCATCCATCACTCGGTTGAAATCTTTTTCCCCCAAGTCGGCGTAATCTTTTGCCCGCCAGACGTGCTGAAGGATCCGCTCCCGGTCAATCATCTCGATCTCCCAGGGCGTACCACCCATCAAGCAATACCACCATACCATGCCTTACGGCAAATGGTAGTGATGGTATGCTGAGCCTTGACCGATACCAGTTGCGATACCAATCACTACCAAAGCATACCAGTAGTGATATTTTAGTGAGACTAATCAGTAACTTATGTAAAAGCGTTTTCTGGTACACCTGGTACGCCCTCCTACAATTTGTACTTTTGGCGTACCAGCCAGAAAAACCCGTCGTTCACGGCAATTTCACCCTTGCCGAGCATCCCGTCGACGGCACGTTTCCACGCCTGTGATTTATTACTGACGGTCAGCTTCCCGTAGAAGTGATCCCGCAGTTGTTGCTCGTTGATGACCCACCGCGTGCCGCTTTCCGGGTATCCCACGCCGCCTGGGTTTGGTCCGCCGATCTGCTCACCCCACAACTGCGTAAAGCAAGTGAGTAGCAGGCGTTCATTTGGACTGACCTTTGTGGTGGCCTCGTTGACGCGCTCGTCGTCCGCTGGCGTGATGTAGCAGCTCGTGACCGGGTCGCCGTCCTCGTCGCACCCCAGCTCAACCGCTTTCAGCTCGAACGCAAATTCCTTGCCGCTCTCGATGTCTCGTTGCTTGGTGGCTTTCGCAAAGCGGATCCCGGCGTCCTCGTCGACCCTGAGTTCGATTTCGGTGTCCGTGGCCGCCCTAAGTGAGCTGTGACCCCTGGCGCCGTTGTCTGCCTTGCCGGAGTGATGCACCGTGACGACGGTCGCCTGTGCGTGATCCCTGAGTGCGTCGGCGTTGCTGATGTACGCCGTCATGTCCTCGGGTCCGTTTTCGTTACCGCCTGCC